GAGCAGGAACACCCAAAACTCGAGCGGACGGCCAAAGCTATGGACTTGCCGGAGCCGGAAGCAGATGAAGTGAAAGCGGCTGTTGACTTGGCGACACTCTGATGGTCAAGTACAACATTATCAGCACTGGAAGCGACGGCAATGCCACGATTTTGGAAGAATTTGTTCTAATAGACTGCGGCGTTCCATATAAGGCACTGGAGCCGTATGTGCCGAAGCTGAAGTTGGTTCTACTCACCCACATCCACAGTGACCACTTCCAAAAGCGTACCATCAAGCGGCTTGCTGAAGAACGGCCAACACTGCGTTTTGGATGCTGTCGTTGGCTGACACCGCCGCTTTTAGCCGCAGGAGTGCCGGAACGTCAGATTGATGTGCTGGAACCCCGGACCATGTATGGATACGGCCTATGCAATGTGATTCCGTTCATGCTGGTGCATAACGTGCCGAACTGCGGGTACAAGGTGCATTTTCCATCTGGCAAGGCGATTTATGCCACTGACACCAACAACCTGAACGGGGTGCAGGCACTCGGATATGACCTCTATTTGATAGAAGCCAATTACAGAGACGAGGACATTCAGGCCAAAATCGCAGAGAAAAAGGCTGCTGGACAGTATGCCTATGAGATGCAGGTGCTCAAGAATCACCTATCGGAAGCAAAGTGCAATGATTTCTTGGTGAGAAATATGCAGGCGAACAGCGTGTATATTCCTATGCACGTTCATGTTGACAAGGAGAAAACGGATGGTCGTAACGGCGAAAATTGAAAAGCTGGAAGATGGAAAGCTCGTCCTGAAGCCCGATACGGACATCAGCCGCTTTGTGGAGCAGAAACGCCCACGGCGGGTGGAAGTTCGGCTGGATGATGGACGCACGATTTCCGTTGACCAGCGCCGAAAGATTTTTGCCATCATCCGTGACATTTCTTTGTGGTCCGGCCATGAGCCGGAAGAACTTCGGCAGTATTTGGAATGGGATTTCTGCTCCCGCGCTATGCGGGAGTGGTTCTCCCTCTCAGACTGCGACATGACGACAGCACGAGAATTCATTACTTACCTGATTTCGTTTTGTTTCCACTGGGGCGTTCCGACCAAGGATAGTCTGCTGACGCAGACGGACGACATTGGAAAGTACCTGTACCTGTGCCTTGAAAATCGCCGCTGCGCAATTTGCAACCGTCCGGCGGAGGTGCATCACGTTGACCGTATCGGCATGGGTATGGACAGAGAAAAGGTCGTTCACGTTGGCCTGAACGCAATCGCACTTTGCCGAGCACATCACGAGGAAGCGCACCGCCGGGAGAATGCGTTGTTCGCTGAGTACCACATCTATGGAATCAAGCTGGACAAGCACCTGTGCAAAATTCTGAATTTACGAAGCGGAGAGCAGTCAAGTGAAAAACGATAAAAAGAGCGTTCTGCTTTATACGGAATGGGCAGAACCACTGAAGAGCTTACCGCTTGAGGAAAAAGGGCGGATATTCGACGCGATTCTTTCCTATACCGAAAATGGCAGAATGCCAAAATTCGAGAATCCGGCGACAGATATGGCTTTTCGGTGGATTCAGCAAAAATTGGATGAGAACATCCAAAAGTGGGAAGAAACAAGGGCTAAACGTGCTGCGGCAGGAAAGAGCGGCGGAGCGCCAAAAGGTAACTCAAATGCAAAAAAGCAGGAACAACCAAAACAACCAAATGATAGTTTTGATTGTTCGGATACTCAAGAGGACGAACAGCAGGAGACTTCAACTGGCCCGCCCGACGGAAAGCCGGAGTCCTACTGGGTATGGGCTGGATGCGATAAGATGCTCACGCCTTATATGGCCGCAGAATTCCGAGACCTGCGGGAAGCTGGTATAGAGGACGCCTTAGTGGTGGCTGCGCTGAAAGAAGCGATGCGCCATCAAGCAAAGTACCCTTGGGTCTATGCTAAGCGTCTGCTCGACCAAGCAGCAGCACAAAAAATCACAACGCTGGAAGCGTGGGAAAAAGTACATATCACATACAAAGGAAACCGGGTAGACCGGGAAACGCCGAGTGGAAATAGCTTCCTTGGCCTTGATAACAGCTTGGATCGCCTAAAAAGGAGACCTCTTAGAAAGCGGGCGGAGGAAGTTCCACCAGACTAAGGAGGTTTTCTAATGGGAAGCGACGTTCGCCATGTCCGCGGCGAGGCCCAGAAAGAGCTTGTAAAAAAGTTTGAAGTATTTACAAGCAAGGGGCGGTCAAGGTGGCAGGTTTGGAGCGACTGGATTACGATAAGCGCCATTGCCGTGTCCAACGCGACGGACAAAAGCCACTTCGATGAGCGGGAGCAGCAGTACATGACTATTGTGAAAAAGTACACGAAGCAGGAAGTGGACGCATTCGCTGATATGTTCTCGATTCTGGTTATGGCGCTGGAGGACAACTCGGAACAGGATTTCCTTGGCGAGCTGTATATGTGCTTGGGGCTTGGCAGTGACCATGCGGGCCAGTTCTTCACGCCTTACCACCTTTGCGAGTTTATGTCCGCAGTGACGACCCCGGCAGAAGAATTTCAGCAGAAAATCGGAGATAGGGGATGGGTTGCGGTCTGTGACCCGACCTGCGGCGCTGGGGCCTTGCTGGTGGCATTTGCGAACGAATGCAGGAAAAAAGAAATCAATTACCAGACGGATGTGCTGTTTGTAGCACAGGACATTGACTACATCGTGGGCATGATGTGCTATCTGCAAATGAGTCTGCTTGGAATGCCGGGGTATGTTGTTATCGGTGATACGCTTACAAGCCCGTCTGTGTCTTATGACAAAAGGGGGCTGCTTCCAGTTGACAAAGGGAACGTCTGGTATACGCCGCTGCTCAGGATCCCGGTTTGGCAGTATCGAATCTTTATGGCGCAGATGGAACTGGTCACTCAACCGATAAAGGAAGAGTGTGCTGCAGATGAGCCAAAAACCGAACCACAGAAAGCCCTTGAAGCCACAAAAAAGAGTAAGCAACCAAAAGATACGGAAAAGCCCGAAACCGCTAAAATACCGCCCAAAGAGCCGGAGCAGGAACCGATGTTCTCTGAGGGCAAGGGCGGGCAGTTGAGCTTTTTCTGATAGGAGGACAATATGGATTCCACCACACACACCACAACCACAGTAGAGTTCGTCGATTGGCGGGCCAAGGCAAAAGAGAAGTTGGAGGCAGAGGACAAGATGTTCAAAGGCGGGCGCGCCGCCGCGAGCGTTCAGAGCTATGTGCTGCGGGCACTGCTGAACTTTGCAGATCAGGAGCCGCGCTTCGCTGAGGTCGTTTGTAACACGGAGCGCACGTTCTCTGAATGCTGCGCGGCAGTCGTGCACAATGCGGGAGAGGTTCTGTCTGACCTTGAAGCGTATCGCAAGGCCGTGCAGTTCTACTTCCCCAATGCTGAAATCTCGTTTTCGATGAACATCAATCTTACCGGAACGCCGCCGACGGAAGAAGAGATGCGGGCGCCGGCAACCATTAAACCGGAGAACGCCACCCCGAATATTCCGAAACCGCAGGAGCCGGCAAAGGAAAAGCCCGACCAAAAGAAGCCGAAACCGGAGAAAAAGCCTGCAAAGAAGAAAGAGAAGCAGAGCGAGGATTCGATGCAGCTTTCCTTGGAGGGATGGTTCTGATGATTTTGGGATTCAAGGGATTCAAGCCGGGGCTGGTCGCAACGCTTGGAAACGGAAAATTCCAGTATGTTCCGAACGAGCTGAATGAGACGAAAAAGGCCATGTGCGCCAGCACCGGGTTCCATTATTGCTTAGACCCGTGGGATTGCCTGAATTGGTACACATGGAACGGCAAGAATGAGTTTTGGGCAGTTGCGGCCGGGGGCGATGTTGACGAGGACGGCTACGGAAGCCGGAGCAGCTGTACGAAGCTGGTTCCTCTCCGCAAGCTGACAGCAGAAGAATTTTTGCTGATGCACGCCAACTATGTGTTTGAGCATCCTGTGGAGAAGTTTGAGGACAGCTATAAAGGGCCATTTCATGTCGCATATGGCCGGGATAAGAAGCTGGCCGGAGAACTGGGAGAATGGCTCTGCTTCATCATCCAAGATCAGCAGGAGTCCATCTGCATTGCACAGCCGATTGACGGCGTGAAGATTTTGCCGGGGAAGAACTACACGGCAGAGAGCTTGGAGGCGGCACACAATGAAAAAGGCTGAAGAATTGAAACTTTATGCGCCGGAACCGAAACGGCCAGAGCTGGATGCGGCACTGTGTATGTCAGTTGCCGAGGGGCAGGGCATGGGCCGCTACATCGAGGGAAAGGTGCTGACGGTGGCCGTCTGGGACAAAAAGGAAAAGCCGCTGGTCGTGTGGCGCTTTTTCGGGGATTACTGGACGGGGGAGCTTCGCGGGAACGAGAACCCGACTAAAGGCGAGCTTTCGCCGCGTCAAATTGAGGTCAAGCCCTGCCAGTGCTTGACATGGAGGACCGAAGTGCCGGCCACAAAAGGAGAATCGGAACTCCTGCAGAACTATTTTGATGACTGCAGACCGGGATATCTGATTGGCATTGTAGAAGATGCACTGTCGGCTCATGCCAGGAAGAAGCGCGAAGAGCGCAACGCACGACAGGCGGCTGAGACCAAGAAGCTCTTTGAGAATCTGCCGGAGCCGCCGGAAGATCTCAGTAAACAAGTTTTGAAAGTGTGCAGTGATGCGGGCTTTCTCTGGGTCACCAATGATAAACAGAACGTAATCGAACCCGGCGGCGTTGAGAAGAAAATCTCGATTCAGCGGGCAAGGTGCGATAGCTGCGGTGGTGAATATACGCTGTCGGAACTGCTCAAACACAAGAGCACAGCGACGTGCGAGTGCTGCGGGGAGAAAAGGCAGGTTCGCAATACCCGCTATTCGGTCAAAAGGTTATGGGCCGCAAGGACAT